ATAGCCGATTATAGAGGTAGTTGTGTTCTTTTTGTGATTTCCCTTTTCGTAACGATTACGGCGATGCGGCTACAAGTGCTTTCTTCAAATACTTTTGGTAAAGCGTTTTAATACATGATTTGCGATTATGTTCGATTATGAAGGCTACAGCGGCATGAGCATACGTTGTGCGCGTCGGTTGCGTTCGATATGTATGGGGACTTTATATAAAAGGAGCGAGACGTCCTAGAAAAACAAAAAACCGGAAACCAAAAGGTTTCCGGTTTCAATTGGTAGCGGGGCATGGATTTGGACCATGGACCTCTGGGGCTACGCCCCGGCCCATGGTCCAAATCCATGCCGGCCTGAGCCGATTATCACTAATCCTAGCGGCGTGAGGCACGATGGTGTGCCATGAACGATAAGAAGTTGCAGCCGCCACCTGAGTGGCGAGTGAGCGTGGAAGACTGGGTGAAGTCCCTGATTGCCAGTGGGTACAGCGAAGACACAGTGCGGTGCCGGCGCTACAAGCTCACGCACGCGGCCATAGGTTTAGGCAAGTCGCCCGTTGACGTCACCACCGGCGATCTGGTGTCTTGGATGGCCGGCCAGCATTGGAAGCCGGAAACGCTGAAGGCGTACAGGAACACGCTAACGTCGTTTTTCGGCCGTTTGCAGCGAACCAGCGTAAGACCGGACAATCCGGCAGCCGATTTGCCGAAGGTCAAGCGTCCGAAGGCGCACCCGCGGCCGTGCCCCGACAAGTATATTCTTGCGGCGCTGGCGAAGGCGGACGAAACCGAAACGCTGATGCTGAGGCTTGCGGCCGAGTGTGGTTTGCGGCGAGGTGAGATAGCGGGCGTGAACTCGCGGGATGTCATGGACGATCTGCTTGGCAAGTCGCTAATAGTGCGCGGCAAGGGCGATAAACAGCGCATAGTGCCGTTGCCCGACGATCTGGCCGAAGCCATAGAGTCGTGCGGCGGTTGGCTGTTCCCCGGCCGGTGGCAAGGCCATGTCGAGGAAAGCTACGTGGGAAAGCGTATAAGTCGTCTGCTGCCAGAGGGGTACGGCGCGCACAGCCTCCGCCACCGGTACGCCACGGCGACATACGCGGCCACGCATGACTTGTATCTGGTGGCAAGGCTGCTGGGCCATGCGTCGGTCGAGACGACGCAAATCTACGTCGCCATGCCCGACGCGCGGTTGCGTGCGGGCATGGCCGCCGTGATGCTCGGTGTCTAGACCTGTTTGCCGGACATGCGGATTGGGTTGTAGGCCACGCCCATGCCGGCCGCGATCAGGCCGCCAACGGTGGTGATGTAGTCACCCACTGCCGGGTCCCCGAACTTGGTGAAGCCGAAGCCTACGGCCACGGCCACAAGTCCGAAAACATACACGATGGTTCTCACGGTGTCGTTGAACACCGGCTTATAGCCGGTTTCGGTGGTTGCCGCGTGCTGTGGCTCGTTGCTGTTGCTGCTCATTTTTCCTCCACGGTGATTTGCAGTGCTGCGAGTTTGTTTTTAACAGCCTGTTCGACCACTCCGGCGATGGTGGTGGGGTCGGCTCCCAGGTTTTTGGCCAGAGTGTCGATGGCGGCTTGCTGCGCGGCCACGGTGGCCGTCAGCTGCGGCACCTGCAAGGCGTCCAGCCCGTACAAGCGATCTCGGGCCTGTGTGTGCTGGATTGGGAACGTCCAAACCTTTTCCGGCATTGCTTGGCATTGCTGGTCAATGCCTTGCAGGCGGTCGCGGCATTTGATGCCGTTCTGGTTGAAGTTCCAGACGGCTTCGGCGATTTCCCGTGCTGTTGGCATATCTTCGTCTCCTTTCAAGAGTTTGTTTGCCTTGTCCAAAATCTGTTGCACTGGCAGGCCGTTTGGCGCGAGGTCGGGGCAGCTAGCGTGGTCGGTGCCGGGGATCTCCCTATGTAGCCACACGTTGCCGTGCAGCCCGTCGTGCCATAGGCTTGTCCACCCGTAGCGTCGGGCGATGTCGGCGCATAGTCGTGCGCTGGCGTCGATGCACGCTTGCGTGCATGGCACGCCGTCCATGCCTCCTTGATGCTCGATGCTGATGGTCGAGTTGTTCGACGCCCAGTTGGCGTCTGAATAGCTGCCGTCCGCCTCTGAGACGTATTGGTGTATGGTTCCGTCGCCACCGATGCCGTAGTGTGCGCTTGCCTGCGATGCCGGGTTGCGAAACACGCTGTCGGTGCCGGCGAGATAGCCCACCATGATATGCAGCGTTATATGCGTGACCTCGTGGCCGTTGCGGCCCTGGTAGTGGTTCGGCGAGCCTATCCATGTGATTCCGCCCATCATTCCTCCGTTCTGGCGATGTGCGCGCGCCTGATGTCCTCGATCATCTGCGAGCCGACGCCGTTGCCTCCCAATGCGCTGTAGGCGCGGTAGACGGTTTCGGCGGTCTCTTTGGTGTCCACGTCGCAGACGCCGCCGTTCGCCACCATTGCTGCCTGAATGTGCTCCAATTTGCAGAACAAGAGCACGCGCAAGCCCTCTTTGGTGGGGGTGTCGCGTTCGGCGTGGCCCAATATCCATTGCACGATGCTTGTGGCCGCGCCTGAGCCTATGAGAGCGGCCACAAGGGTCAACAGTTCGGTATCCATCCCGTGGCCTCACATTCCGGCTACCCAGCTTGTTTCAACGAGAAGCCACCGATCTCCGGGGAACTGCGCCATCTGCATCGTGATTCCGCCGCTTCCGACGCAGATGGCGCAACCGTTGACGCTGAGTCCTATGAACTTGTCCTGAGCGTTGCTCATGAAGTAGGCGTCTTTCTTGAAGATGGCGAAGCCCGCGTCTATGGCGCGCTTTGCGTGCGCGGTAATTTGCAGGGTGATGGTGCCGTTCGATTCGACCATGCGCGCACGCTGCATCTGGTCAAGCACTGGGCCGCCGCTTACCGGCGTTACGGTCAGGTCGCGCGCGAACGTGGGCCAGAACGTGTTCTGCCCGTTCTTGATAAGTCGTGTGGCGATTGCGGCCCATTTCTGATAGCCGGCCTGTTTCATGTGGATATACCCGTCGGCCTCGTTCTCCTCGATCATCTGTCCCCACCTGTGGACGCCCTGCATAAGTACCACGCGCCGGTTCGTGGTCGCGGTCTGCGCCAACGTGGCGTGGCTGATGGTGTGCAATGCGAAATGGTGTTCATGCAAGCCCATTCCTAAGCCGCCGGCCACCGGGAACACGTATGTGGTCGCTTTCGGCGCTTTCTGCTTGATGTCGTTCAGCAATTGCGTGACGGCCGCGCTGCAATCGGCGTTGTTGTCGTTCACGCCGCCGATGACAAGCACAAGGTCCACGTTGCTCTTGTTTGAAACACGTTCCCACTGCTTCACAAACGTGTTGTCGCCGCCGACGGTGAAGCCGCTGCCGGATACGGCCATGTTCTGCACGGTGTCGATGCCCAAGTTCTTGCAAATCACGTCGCCGATGCCCTGCCCGGCGTGCTCCGCGCCGGAATAGTAGCCCTTGCATAGGCTGTCGCCGATGATGACGGCGTTATGCCAACGGTTGCCGGCGTTGCGCCATTTGTCCAAGGCGGCGGCTGTCTGCGAGTCGCTGTTGTTGATGTTCGCGGCCATGTTCGAGTCCGCGAGCGTGCCGGCCGTTGCCGCCGCCTGCTGCGCGGCCGTGGCGCTGGCTGCGGCGCGCGTGGCCGCGTCGTCAACTCTGGCGGTGATTTCGGCGGGCAAATCGTCGATGTTGTCGTCGATGCTCTCGGCCATGGCCTGGAACTGCTGGGACGCGAAGCGCACGAGGTCGTTGGCTCCGGGGTATTTGATGTGATGGCGTGGCGTGGTGGGCATGTCTGCCGGGCTGAACTCCGCCCGTGTGGTGTCTGCCATGGTTTTCCTTCCTATTGTTCGAAATATGTGATCTGCCCGAATTCGCCCCATGTGAACACCGTGGCCGTCCACGGGAGACCGATGGGGTCGAGGTCGGCCCATGTGCTCAGTTCGCTGGGGATCATGGGCAATGGGGTGATGGTCAGCTCGTTGCTGAGGTCCGGCTCGTCGCCGTCCCATGCGAACGAGAGGGTGCCGCCGATGGCGAGCCATGCGCCTGCCGTGACCGGCGAGCCGTTCGCGTCCAAGAGCTTCGTGTATCTGGTGGAGGCGAAGGCCAGCAGGATCGCGCTCGGCTGCAACGTGTGCTCGTACAGGTCGAGGTCGATGTCCCTGCTGGAGATGGTCGGCGCTTCGGGTATCGGCTTGAGGGTCTGCGTGGCGAGCCAGTCGGCCCACTGGTCGCGCTGCGCGTCGCTTGGCTGCCAGACGGTGCCGGGCCAGTGTCCGCCGCTTTCGTCCACGCTCACCGCGTCGGTCTCGAACGTTACGGCCTCGATGGTCTCGGTGAGATTCTGGGGCAAACGGCCTCGGTCGGTGACGGTCGCCTCCGCGTCCTCGAATGTCACCTTCTGGTCGTTGTCGTCCCATTTGGCCTTGCGGGTCTTCAACGTGACCTGCGCCACGGGGTCGGGCAACGTCATGTCGGTTTCGTTGATGCGGATGTCCGAGGCGTAGAGCGCCTTCTGCTCCATGCCCGCGCCCTCCACGCTCAGGGTGCCGTCGCCGTGCAGGGTGATGCTTGCCTTGTCGCCCGCGTAGCGTGCCGCGAGGTGTTCCGAGCCGTGCTGGTGGGTCTCGTACCACAGGGCCACGTCCGGCAACGGGGCGGCGAGCTTGTGGAGCACGGTGGACAGGTCTGGCATGCTGTCGAGGTCGTATGGCGCGGGGTAGGGCGCGTACTGCTTGAGGTAGTCGATGCTGTCGGGGTCGAGCGGCGGGCAGCCGAGCCCGTTGATCCTGCGGCCGATTTCGTCCACGCGTGCGCGCGCGTCGCCGGTCCAGTGCAGGTCGGGCAATGCCGGGTCGGTGGGTCCCTGCTGCGTGGTGCGTTTCAGTCGCACGGTGAGGCTGTTGGCGTACAGGTCGAGCAGGTAGGTGCCGCTGCCGTGGGGGGTGATGGTGCCGCCCGTGGTGATGTTGCCAATGAACAGGGTGAGCGCCGTGGGGTCTGGCGGCTCGGTCGGGTCGGGCGTGTGAAGCTGGTGGAAGTCGGCCCATGTCAGTGCCGGTGGCGTTTCAACCCATGGCGTGCTGCGGTTGAGGTCCTGCCACAGTGGCATGCGTGACAGTTGGATCAGCACGGGCATGCCGGCGATGCGGGTGGCGTTGCCCGCGAGGTCGCCGGTGCGGTCCATGAGCTGGAAGTGCAGCACGTTGGGGTCGGGCTGTTCGTCCAGCTTGTCGGTGCCCCACTCGATGGTGAAGCCGGCGAGTCCGGCCGTGGCTCCCGCGTGGCCGGTGACGTTGACGTAGCCGCCGCCGGTGTCTATGTACATGACGGGTTGCCTCATGCGCGGCCCCTCCGTTTCGCGTAGCCGTTCAGCAGTTTCTCGATGGCCTTGGCGGTGCCGTCCGGGTCGGTCACGAGCCCGTCGATGTGGACCTCGTAGTTGTTGACGACGGTCTGGTCCGCCGCCGCGCCACGGGTGGCGTTGACGGTGGCGTTCATGGGCGTGGAGGCCAGCGTGGCGTTGACGCCCGCTATCGCGCTGCGCACCTTTCCGTCGAAGCCTGTGCGGATGCCTTGGGCGAAGCCGTCCATGATGGCGTTGCCGTGGGGGATGAGCAGGCGGCGGTCGTAGCTGATGGGGCCCTTGTGCGAGCTGATCCAGTCGGCGATGCCTCCCACGAAGCCGGTCACGCCGTCCCATGCGCTTTTCAGGCCGTTGAGGAAGCCGTCGATGATGCTTTTTCCGGCGTTCACGAGCAGGCCGGACACGTTGCCGATGGCGGACAGGATGCGGCCGGGTAGACCGCTGAACCATGTCACCACGCCGTTGAACGCGTTGGTGGCTCCCTGCGCGGCGTTGCTGAAGAACGCGGCTATCCTGCCGGGGAGCTGCTGGAAGAAGGCGATGATGTTGTTGACGCACTGGCCCATGAACGCGGTGAACTGCGCCCATATCTGCCGGCCCATGTTGGTCTGGGTGAAGAACCACACCAGCGCGGCCACGAGCGCGCCTATGGCGGTGACGACGATTATCACGGGGTTGGCGTTCATGGCGACGTTCAGCGCCAATTGCGCGATTTCCGCTGCGGTGGCGGCGAAGCTGAAGCCCTGCAACGCGGTGACCACGGCGCTGATGACGCTGGCGACCTTGAACGCGGCGAAGCCTCCGCCGATGGCCACGAGAGCGCCCGCGATGGGTTCCGCGTTGGCGCTTACCCATTCGCCGAACTGGGTGAGCTTGTCGGCCAACGCCTGGATGACTCCGGCCGCGCCGTTGAACGCCTCGCCCAGTTGGGTGCCGACGCTGCCCGCGTCGGACAGTCCCTGCAAGCCGGGGGCGATGGCGGTGGCGATGTCGGCGAACGCCTGCCCCAAGGCTCCGAGCGCGTCGCCCACGGCCTTCACGGTGTCGGACACGGCCTGGAACGCGCCGGTCTGGCTGAGCGCGTTGATGAACGTCTGGAGGTTGCCGGTGGCGATCTGGGCGAACTGGCCGATGCTGTCGGCGGCTTCGGTGAGCGCTCCGGTCACGGCGGGCTTGAACAGGTTGAACGCGTCGGTCAGGCCTCCGGTCACGGCGGCCTCCAGATTGCCCAGCGCGCCCTCCATGGTCTGGGTGCTGGACGCGGCCTGTTTGGCCACGTCGCTCATGCCCAGTTGCATGATGGCCTGGTTGAACTCGTCCGCCGAGATTTCGCCCTTTTCCATCGCGTCGCGGAAGTTGCCCGTGTACGCGCCGTTCTTGAGCATGGCTTCCTGGAGCTTGCCGGACGCGCCGGGGATGGCGTCGGCCAACTGGTTCCAGTTCTCGGTGGTCAGCTTTCCCGCGCCTGCGGTTTGGGTGAGCATCATGGCCACGCTCTTGAACGTGTCGGCGTTGCCGCCCGCCACGGCGTTCAGGTTGCCGGCCGCTTCGGTCAGGCCGGTGTAGTCGCCGATGCCGTTGGCCGCGAGCTGGGCGGTGGTGTTCTGGATGGTGCCGAGGTCGTACACGGTGCGGTCGGCGTAGTCGCGTGCCGCCTGCGAGGCCTTCTGCACGTTGGACGTGTCGATGCCGGCGAAGTTCATGGTCTGCACGAACTTGTCGGTGCTGTCGCTCATGTCCATGACGGCGGAGCCCAAGCCGCTGAGCTTGTTCCACAGGGCGGTCACGCCTTTCAGCGCCGCGCCGCCCATGAACGAGCCGAACGCGGCGGCCTTGCTGGCGGCCTTCTGGAACGCCTTCACCGCGTCGTCGCTGTTGCCGGTGATTCTCACCGACATGATCGCGCTATGCGCCATGGGTCGCCTCCCTCATTTGCTCGGCTTCGGTTTGCAGGATCTCCAGAGCCGTGGCCCAGTCCGCCTCGGTGGCCTTCCGTCTCCATTCCCACGGGGTGCCGCCGAAGTAGCGGGCCAGCAGGCACGAGAGACGGCCCAGCGAGTCGTCGGGCCACGGGCTCAGGCCGTAGGGTTTGCGGGGTCCTCGGCTTCCTGCGCGTTGCTGATGTCGGCCACGGTGTCCAGCCATGCGTCGAAGTCGAGCGTGGTCCGGCCGCAGAATCGCGTGGCGGCGAAGACGATGTAGTTGCTTTTGCGGATGATGCTGGCGTTGCCGTCCGCCCATTTGTGGGCCTGCGCGTATTCCTCCGCCTGGCAGAGCGCGCGCATGGTCGGGCGGATCTCCTCGGTGTGGCCGTCCGTGTAGGTGACTGTGAATTTCTGCATGGTTATGCTCCCTTGACCTGGCTCATGGTCCTGTCTATGAATTGCTTGTAGAGGCGCTGCCATGCGCCCTCGGTGGAGGCCACGCCGTTGTTGACGAACAGGCGGGGTTTGATGCGTCTGGCGGGCCAGCCGTAGTTGATGACGCCCGCGTAGGGCACGCTTTTGCGTCCGGCGCGGATGACGCCGGCCTTCTGCGTGGCTCCCGCGCGGACGGAAGAGGCCAGCCGTCCGGTCTTGCCGCGTGGCGCGAGCGAGCGGACGGCCGGCAATGCGATGTTCGCGGCCTGCCTGTTGACTTCCTTCAATTCCTTCATGTCCGCGCCTGCCTTGCGCATGGTGGACACGAAGCGTTTCTGTCCGACGACGTAGGCCGCTTTGTCGGCCATCAGTTGCCGTCGCCGGATGCGGGCGTGGACAGCGCCGCGTGGGCGATTTCGGTGGCGGGGAAGCTGAAGTCGTTCGTGTTCTTGTTTTTTACGTCGCCGCCGATGCTCACGGCGCTCACGTTGACCTTGCCGGTCCACTTGATCTTGCCCTTGTTGTTCGGCACCCACTCGAACGGCATGGTCTCGCCGGAATGGTCGAAGCACCACGCGCTGAGGTTGTCGGTGTCGAAGTCGTCCACGATGGTGCCCTCCAGCGTCCAGTCGGTGCTGGTGCTGGTGTCCTGCGAGCCGTCGAGGAAGTTGATGGGGTCGTCTGTGTTGTTCGACGCGACCAGTTGCACCTTGGTGACGTTGGCGCTGAAGTCGCGGCCGTCCCCGGTGTCGGTGATGGTGAGGCGTCCGGGTCCCAATGTTCGTACCGCTGCCATGGTTGTGTTCCTTTCGATTACATGGGGTTGAGTGTGATTTCGTAGGCGGCGAGCGTTCCGGCTCCCGCGAGGTCGAAGCCGACCGGCGTGGCCGTGGCCATGTTCACGTCGGCGAGGTGCAGGATGTCCATGGCCTGGTGGATCAGGTCGTAGCCGCGCGCGTTGGTGTTCGGCGTGCCTGCGACGGCCAGCAGTTTGAACGTCACGTCTGGCTCCAGAGCGTCCCAGCCGTTCCATGCGAGGTCGGGCGGCATGATGACCACGCTGACCTTGCCGGGCGATGGTTTGACCAGCGTCGGGTCGGTGGTGACCTGGAGGATGAGGCCGTGGCCTGCGTCCGTGATCCGTTCGGCGAGCTGTTCGGCGAGTTCTTCGGTGCGGCTCATGCGATGCCCAGTCCTGCGGGGATGCCCGCCGCCCTGAGTTTGGGCCATGCGGTCCTGAGTGGGTCGGTGGGGATGCGGAACGGTTCCACGCCGTCCGTGATGCCGACGATGCCGTTTCTTGCGTCCTTGGCCTGCCAGAGGTCCAAGGCCACCGACAGCGTGCAGTCGTCCACCACGTCCTTCGGGATGCCGTGGCCGTCCACGTGCGGGCTGAGGTAGGCGCGGGCCGCGCTGAGTCTTGCGGCGAGGGCGGGCCGGTCGTCGGTGTCGAGCGTTCCGGCCTGCCTTGCGAGTTCGTCCAGTAGCGGGTCGTCTGCCATCAGGCGGCCGGTTTCTCCGCGACGTTCAGCAGCGTGCGCACGGCAGCCGCGTCGCGTGCCTTCAGGATGTTCTTGCCGATGTCGGTGGCTCCGCCGAGCGCGTCAACGGTCGGGGCGGCCGGCGTGGTCTGGCCGTCGATGGCGGCGCGCAGTTCCTTGATGGCCGCGATGATCGTCGGCTCGAACGCGGGGCCGTAGTCGGTTTCGGGGATGTTGGGCAATGGGGTGTTCCATGATGCCATGGTTGTGTTCCTTTCGGTCAGTTGGATGCGGCGGCGAACTTGATGGGCAGGATGCCTTCGGGCAGGGTCACGCCGAACGCGGCGTAGCCGTACACGCTGAAGTCCTTGGTGAGGTTGAGCACGTTGTCGTCCTGGAGCTGGAACGGGCTGTTGCCGTTCTCCCACACGGTCACGGCTCCCTTGTCGAGGAACGCGGCGGTGCCCGGGTCGGCTCCGGGCATGAGCACCACGGGCACGCGCAGCAGCGAGCCGGTGATGTCGGTCGTGTCGATGCTGCCGAGCCGGTCGATGCCGCCGCCGCTGATGTCCATGAAACGGTCGCCGTCGTCGCTCAGGTGGGCGATGGCCTTGAACACGTCGCCGGAAACGCCGAGGAAGTCGAGCGAGGTGTTTCGGTCCTCCACTTCAAGGCGTGCGTCGATGATGATGTCCAGCCAGTCGTTGGGGGTCATGGCCGCCAGCGTCTTGCCCGCGTCGATCTTGTTGGAGTCGGCCACGTCACCGATGGCATCGTAGAGGGCGATGCGGGTGGCTGCCTCGGTGTTCTTGGCGTAGGCCTTGACCAGCGCCTCCAGCGTCTTGTCGAGGTAGGGGATGCTGGCGCGTTCGATGGCCTGTCGAGAGAGGGACGTGTAGCCGCCGTAGGTTTCGATGGTCGCGGTTCGTGCCCCGATCTTGATCTCGCCGTAGGGCAGGTAGTCGCCTTCCTTGGCCTGGGTGCCGACCTGCGTGGTGTCCTCGGTGACGATGGGGTAGCTCAGCGTCTCGCCTTCGGACGGGAGGGCGGCGTGGCTCACGAGGTTGGTGATGCGTCGGCGCTGTTCGAGGATGCGCAGGGTGTTGCTGATCCATACCGGCTGCGGGTTGGTGTTGGCGAGGACGCCGCCCGTGTAGTCGCGCTTGCTGATCTGTTCGTAGTCGTTGCGGGCCTGTTCGTCGCCCTTGGCGAGCTGCTTGAGCAGGTGGCCGTAGGAACGGTAGGTGGCGGCGGGGTTCGAGCTGCCCCGGTTGGTCATGGTGGCGAGGCTTGCCTGGATGCTGCGCAACACGTCGGCCTGTTCGGCCTGTTCCGCGCGCACCTTTTCGATGGTTTCGTTTTCCATGTGGTTCCTTTCCTGGCTGTTCTCGGTATTGAGGTTGCGGTGGCTTTCGACCTTGGCGTTCTGGTATGCGGGCCAGCTCACGAGGCTCACCTCCATGAGTCGGACGCGGCGGCGGTGGGTCACGTTGTTCTCGTCGCGTTCGTCCTCCAAGGGGACGAAGCCGACGCTGAGCGAGTCCAACGCGCCTTCGTCCATCAATGCCACCGCATCGCGCCCAAGCTGGGTGTCAGCGATTCTGGCGGTGATGTGGAGGCCGTCGTCGCGGTTCTCTGCCGAAGTGATGGCCCCGATCAGCTCGTTGTGCTGGTAGCAGAGCTTGGCCGTGTCGGCGTTCTCGAAAACGGTGTCACGGTCGAACGTCTCCGCGCCCTCCCACGGGTCGTTGTAGATGTCACCGAAGGGCACGGCCACGCCCTCGATGCTGCGCCCGTCGCCTTCCGTGGCCTTGCGGAGGCGGAGCCCCCGGTAGGCGATTTCCCTGTGCTGTGTCATTCCTGTGCCTCCAAGTCGGTCGATGGTGCCGGGGTCTGTGATGCCGGAAGCGGCGGGCGTCCCTCCATGCCGCGTGCCTCGTCAACGGTGAGCACGCCGCACGCTATGAGAATCTGGTAGGTTTCGGCCTTGGTCTTGGTGTCCGACCGGCGCATGCTGTCCCAGTCGAGCTCCACGGTGGTGCCGCGTGGCAGCACCTCGCCCAACGCGAGTTCGATGGGCTGCGCGTAGGCCTCCAAAGTGAAGTCGGCGAACTGTATCCATTCCTGCTCGATGTTCGAGTAGGTGAGGTTCGAGCCCTCCACGGCGGCGAGCATGAGCGACGCGGGGATGCCCAAGAGTCGGGCTATCTGCGTGGTGTCGAACTGCTGCGTCTCCAAGAACTGCATGTCCTTCGGGCTCAATGCGAGCTGGGTGTATTTCAGGTCGCCGGTGAGCACCTTCACGTCATCGACGTTGCGCTTGAACCCTTCCTTGACCTTCTCGGCCACCTCGTCGCTCAATGGCTTGGGGGTGCTGATGATGCCGGTCGGGTGCGTGCCCTCGGAAAAGTAGCGAGACTTGTAGTCGCGCGCGTCGATGGCTCCCTCGATTTCCTCGCGTGCCGCCTCGATGGGCCCCATGCCGCGAAGACGACCCGGAACCTTTAAGAATCTGAGATGGATGATGTCGGCGGCCGTGTATTCGCGGCCCATGTATCCGTAGCGCTTGTCTGGGTTGGCGATGTCGCCGCGCGCGTCGCTCACGCTCACCAGCGCGGGCGGGAGGTTGCGCAGTCCGATGGTGGAGCCGTCCACGCCCTTGAGTCTCAGCCAGAAGGCGTTGCCGTTCAACGCCAAGCCCATGACGGTTTCGCTGATGAAGTCCGCCCGCCACGTGTCGGGGTCGGGCCGTTCCACGATCCGCGCGGGCTCCACGGCCATTCCCCGGCGCAACTGGCGCACGGGCAAGCCGCTAACGGCGGTTTGCAGAATCTGCACGCCACGGAACACGACCGACATGTTCAACGGGTCACGTCCCACGGGCCTGCGGAACGGCGCGGTCGCCACGCTTGACACGCGGCTGGCGCTGCGCTTCACCGCGCCCCACATGTTCGCCACCATCTCTCGTATGCTCATGCCGGACATGATGCCGCCCGTGGTTTCGACGTGCCAAAAAAAATCGGCCCAGAGCGGCCATATCGGACATTGGCGGCCATCAGTACACGGCGGGCGGTGTGTCGTCGGGCATGTGGGTGAGACCCCAGAACGCGAGGGTCGCGGCCTCGATGGTCGGGGCGTTCACGCCGGCCGCGCGGTTCCAGAGCCATGCGTCGCCGCTCATGCGCTTGCCCGCCAGTCCCGCGTCGTGGTCGAGGTCGGAGTCCGGCGCGTGGTTGACGGCGTGCTGGTCCAACGCGCTCATGAACGCCTGCGGAGCGGTCACCGCGTCCGCCGCCTTCATATCCACGAGCTCGTAGCGTGGGATGCCCCACTCGTCCAAGCTCAGACGGAGCCGGTCGGCCAATGCGGCGGAGGGTCCGCGCAGGTCGATGCAGATGGGCGCGTGGTAGCGTTCCTGCAATTCGCGCAGGCGTTCGGGCGCGGTTCCGGTGCCGGGCAGCACGTCCACGACCTGCAAGAGCGGCACGGTGCCGGTTTCGATGCACGCGACTATGGCGGTGCCGACGCCGCCCATGGCCACGGCCACGCCGAAGCACAGGCGGCCGGTGGCGTCTGCCGGGTCCATCGCCTGCGCGGTGGTGTCCTGCCACAGTTGCGGATCTATGGCGCGATCGATGATGCCGGAGTCCCGGAGGTTTCCGAAGGCTCGGGCCCAGCCCGCCGCGTCCTGGCTGAACTGGCGGCGGAAGTCGGCCAGTTGGTCGTAGTCGAAGAGGTGGCCGGCTCCGGGATGATGCGCCCAGATGTTGTCCAAGTCCTCCGGGTCGGAGCCGAAGGGGATGCCGAAGTCGAAGAAACAGGTGCGGCCCATGGGTTCGCCCGCGTCCATCATGGCGCGCAGTTCGTCCAGCTTCGGGTTGAAAAACGTGGACTCGGCCGTGCCTTCGGTAGAGCAGAACGTGAGCCGTGGCCGCACGCCGGTGAGCTTCAACCTTGTGGTGGTGGTTGGGAGGAAGCCGTCTAGGATCGCTTTGGCCTTGTCTGCGGGCAACGCCCAGCACTCGTCCAAGGTCAGGGAGTCGCCCTGGAAGCCGTGGCCACCGCTGTCGGTGGTGCCGCCCGGCTGTATCGTGCTGCCGTTCTTCAACGTGAGGCACATGCTGCCGTTGCTCATGCGCTTGGAAGCGGCCAGCGGAGCCAACGGCGATTTGTCGAAGCCGGTGATGTATTCGCGGAACTGCTGCGAGGCGTCCTTGCCGGTCTGGGCCAGATACCAGACGCGCCGGTTCGGCCCCCACAAGGCGTTGCGGGTCTCGGTGGCGCGTTCGCGCGTGGTCTTTCCCGCCTGCCGTTGCACGGTGAGCACGAGGGTGTCGTAGTAGTAGGTGCCGGTGTCGGGGTCGATTTCACCGAACACGTCGGACACCATGCGCTGCCATGGCAGGAACGGGGTCCCCAACGCCTCGGCTATCCGGGCTTCCTTGCCTCCGTCGCTCGGTCGGGCGGGATTGCGCGGGGTCGCGTAGCGTGGTTTGAGGCTGGGGGTCGGTCTGGTGCTCATTTCGCCATCGCCGCCATGAGTTCCTCCAGCTTGCCGTCGCTGTGGGCTTCGGCGGGGTAGAGGCTTTCGAGCTGCTGGATGTAGCCGAGCAGCGAGGTCATGTTGCGGCTGATTTCACGGCCGCGATTGTTCTGCGCGTCGATGTTCCTGGCGATGCTCAGCATGCTGGAATAGAGGAAGTCGGCCATAGCGTTGTCGGCCTTGCCCTCCCTGAACCGGCTGATGAACTTCTCGGTCGCTTTTTCCTGCGGGCCCTTGATGATTCCGGCGTCCTCCATGCCGTCAAGTCCATGGAACTCACCCATGATTTTGCCTCCAAACCAAATTTGTTGTAGATTCCCTAATTGGCTAACGAATCAGTCCGAAAACGTGGGTGCCGTCCCTGTTTTCGGGCTTTTTTATTTGGTTTGTGGGGATAAGAAAATGGTGGGCGCGGGGTATCGGTGGTGGCTTCCGGCTTAAAAAACGTGGCCTACCATCGCGGCCTCGGCAGATTCAGCGGCGAAGACTGCGGCAATGGCGTTGATGGTTCGTCGTCTCGCAGTCCCAAGGCCGTGAGCCTTGCCCTTCTGGCCTTCTGCCTTGAGTCTATGCCAGCCTGGGTGATGCCGCTGCGATACCACTGGCGCAACGCCGCGAGCTCACGCCTTCCCGCCTTCATCTCCTCCAGCCTGTGAGTCACCGTGGCCTTGCCCGGATCACACACATGGATGTCGTAGTCCAAGGCCAGCCACTCGTCCAACAGGCGGGGACTGCGCTGGGTGCCGGGCAGCACCTTGACCAGCCACAGGCCAACGGGCTTGGCCAGCGTCACCGCGTTGCGGTAGGCTCCCTGCCACGCGCCGGCCGTGAGTTCCCTCACCGCGTCGGGCACTGGCTGGCCTGCGTCCATGCCGGGCATGAGCGCCTTGGCTATCTGGTCGTAGTCCACGATGATGTCGTCCGGCTTCATGTGCTCCATCACCCACGTGGTCTTGCCAGCGCACGGCGGGCCTATCACCGCGTGGATCACGCTGGGCCAACCCGACAGTATCCGCTCACGCCTCAATCCGTTGCAGTGCCTGCACGCGCGGCGCAGGTTCTTGACGATGGTGGGCCCGCCGAACACGTGGGGCACGATGTGGTCGGACGTGTCCCCGACCTTGGTGCATCCCGGCATGGCCAGCCAACAGTCGTTGCCGTACCTCGCCACCACCTCCGCGCTGATGGCTGGCGGCACCCTGAGTCGATGGTCAACGCGCGGCATGCTCACGCCTGAACCTTTCCAGCCCTGCCAGCGGATAGCGGACGGTGCGGGCGGAATAGCGGACGAACACAGGGCCCGCGCCCTTGGCCTGCCTCCACCTGCGCAACTGCTTGTCGCTCACGCCCAAATACTCCGCCGCTTCCTTGGTGGTCAACCACACCTGCATCACCACCATCAGCGGGCCCACGCCTTCAACGACTGGAGCAGGTCGGCACGGTCGAAGACACGACGGCCACCCACACGCTTCGGCTTGAGCACGATGCCCTCGCTAATCAACTGCTGCATGGCATGGTCGCCGTCCGCGTCGGTCGTCGGGCTGATGCGATCCAGCTTCAAAATCCTGATGACGATGGAACGCTCCACGGTGTCCGTGCCGGTGGTGTCATACTCCAGCTTCGGAAGATTCCATTTCACCGCGTTCTTCATGTCCTTGGCACGGATGGCCTTGCTGGTCACATGCTCACGACGATACTTCTTCCTGACCTTCCTGCGCTTGCGTTCCTCGGTAGAAGTGTAATCAACTGCATAGCCCATGATGTTGTCCCCAATCTGTGAGTAGGTGAGTGGATAAGTCTTGTGGATGAAACGTCTTGTGTATTTCGGATGGAAGGAGGTTAGAGCGGGGAACCCTATAGCGGAAAACAGGGAGCCAAAAGGCCTCATGAATTCCAAAGGGTTCCCGCATGTGAAGCATTTCGGCATGGTGCCAAGGCCGTCGCATGTGGTCAGCGGCGCAATGCCGCGACGAAGGTCTGGACGCGCAGCGCTGGCCGTGGCCAGCCGATGGTGCCGCTTTCGTCCCTGGGAACACGCCACACGCCCATAGCTGTAAACCCGCACGCCTCCCCGCTAGGGACGCTTCAACCACCACGCCACACGTGGTGTGTTTGTAACGCGCTGGGCAAGGCGCGGCCGGGTGCTTCATCACGCCTCGCACGCAACCGACGGTCGGCGTGGTCAAAGGCATATTCGGTTATCGACGGCGCAAGCCGTCACAGATCGCCGCCGCGTCTTCGCCGCACCGCATCGTCATGAGCCAACGAATCAGTCACGCACGAGCGCAGCTGCTCCAACTGCGGGCGGGTCAGCACCACCGCCGCGCGAACATCACCGGAGTCGAACGACACACGGAAGATACCCGGATAGGCCTCGTAATTATCCACGCAGACCCTAGTAGCCGTACCCATACCGACTCCTCTCGTCATCGTCGTCCCACAGCCACCGCCAGAACGCGCACAAACCAACCGCCAGCAGCACCGACGGCAACACAGCCACGACGCACAGGCCACGTAGCACGGTCCTACAGATGGCGCGCATGCTTCGCCTCCCTGATGGCCCTGGCAATCTCACGATTGACCGTCACCAACTCACCCATCGACAACCCATCCACGTCCAACAACTGCCCACGGATGTCCGCGAGGACATGGAAACGATAAGGATTGCCATCATCGGTCACCCTGCAAAACACGTCAAACGTGTCGCTGGTGGACTCAGGCTTCAGATACGGCACGAGACACCTCCGGTTGTAGATTGAACGTCATGAATGGAATTACGAATTGGTTTCAAAACATCGACATGGGTGACCCGAACTGGGTCATGGCGATTTGCGCAATATTGACAATCATCGGTGGGGCGGGCGCGTTCATCGTCAAAAAACTTATTGGCCTCGTTAGCAAAGCGTCCCGGAAGGAAACACCAGCGGAAGGGCCTGCGACGCCAATCACGAATGACGAAATAGACGCCATGTTTCCAGCAACAACGTCGGCGACTCTCAAGCCTCCCATGCCGCCCAAGTTCAGAATCGACATCGACGAAAGCGGGTCGCGCTTCGTCCTTACCAACATCGGAGGCCCCGCGCGCAACATCTCCGTGTTTGCCGAAGCGGTCGAGGGAACCTACACGAACACATGGAACAACTATCTTGGAAGAACCGATAGCGAACCATGGGGGCTGCCCGACGTCCACTTCTTCAACATTGGACTGCCGAAACTGCGAGAGGAGCGTCAACAAGGCGGCACCGCGTTCTTTGACGGACACGTGGAGGACGGGGACGGCAAAGCCCATTACCCCATCAAATTCACCATCGTCTGGGACGGATGCCCTGAACCCGTGGAGATCATTAAAACCATCAACTAACATCCGGGGCCTCCGTAATCCGGCCCGACAGCGCTTCGCCAAGCTCGTCGCGCAACGCTTCGGCCTCGGAACGATCCAGAGGAACAACGAGGTTCCCCACAGAACCGGCACGAGAGAACTCGACGAAGAACACATCAGGGCAATGCGCCAGACGGCTTACATGCACCGACACACGTTCCACGCCAGCCATCACGCCACCTCCAAAGGCTCTCGGCCAAGCACGAGATCAGTGGAAACGTCGAAAAAGTCGGCTATGCGCGACACGTCACGCAACGTGAAATTTGAGCGGCCATGGAATTTGTCGCTGATGGCCTGCTCGGAGACGCACAACTCATGCGCCAGATCGCGCTGTGTGACGTGATTGTCTCTCATGAGTTTTCTTATCTGACTAATCATTTAAAAACTTTCAGACTAAAGATTTGATGAAGTTCTAGACCAAAGATTAACCATATGACGTAGCCAACACGCCGAGTACTACGCTAAAACCGTAGTAAAATGAATTTCATGACAATGCTAGATATTCAGCCGAGCGCTACATTGCGCAGGCAGGACGTTGTTGCGATGAATACGAACATGATCTTGTCCAACAGCGGTTTAATGAAGAAGGACCTTGCTAAGGCAATGGGGCTCTCGCCGCAATCGATGGCGTCGAGGCTTCAGAGCAAGGCCGATTGGACCATTGACGAAACTTGCGCGGCGGCCGATTTCTTCGGCGTCCCGTTGATGGCTTTGCTGGATGAGAACTTAACGCCAGCAAAAGCCATGGAATATATAAAAAACCGCCGTTCCGATAATGGGAACGACGGTCAATTGGTAGCGGGGCATGGATTTGAACCATGGACCTCTGGGTTATGAGCCCAGCGAGCTACCGAGCTGCTCCACCCCGCGTCGGCTTGCCTTCATTGAGATAGCTCTAACTACTTTA